CAACGGCGCATGCAACCATTCCCGCGCCTCACGCAAGCCGCCGCCATACGTGGCCAGCAACACATCCACGAGGGAATACAGCCAATCTATTCCGCCGCTTGTGCGTTTGGGTCCGCGAGCCCCTCGGCGACCGCGGTCGCGTTGATCTTCGCCATCTGCCCCGAAATCGCGTCTGACAGCTCGTTGATGTCGGCCATGTCAATCGTGGCGGTGAACAGAAGCACGGCACGCGTGAACGCATCGCGGTCGCCGAGAATAGAAATCAAGCGCGGGTCCGCTTGGTGGATGCACACGTACAACGTCTCGAAAAGATCGTCGATGCCGATGGCTGTTTCGACGGCAACCCCGTCCGCACCTTGCGCTCCGATGTCCACGCGTGCCAGCGGAGAATCGATCTTACGCAGGAGGTACAGCGTGTGCGCCCCCATGCGCGGGATGTGGTACTTGCCGCCGCAAACCGAAACTCCGCCGTCGTCATCGAATAGCGCATCGTTCGCCGCGTCGGCCAACGTTGCCGCGTCGCCGTCGCGCATTTCCTTGACCGTTGCCAAACTTTGCGCCGCCGCCCTGTCACCTGCTATGCTCATGTGGTGTCTCCTTGTTTTGTCTTTTGTTTTTCGCCGCGTTTTCCGTCAACCCTGCGACACGTCGTCCGATTCTTCTTTCGTCCTCACCTCGTCGTCACCCATGCGCAGCAACATTTTCCGACACGTCTCGTATTGCGTGATGCCGTCCGTGCCGCGCCGGTAGTCGTCAATCACGCCCGAATCCGGGATGAGGAAGTACCATTTCGTCACCCAACGCCCGCGAATCCGCACGACCTCGACGCCGTCCAGCATCTCGCCGTCTTCGCGGTAGAGTTTCGTGGCAAGCGGCAACTCGGATGTGCCAAACCGGATCGGGGCCTGCCGTTCTTGTGTTGTGTTTTCTGCCGTCATGTTCTCTTTCTCCTTCTTGTGTTCTCGTCTTGCGTTGCGCGGACCTAGCTGCCCAGATTCGGGTAGTACGTCCCCTCGAATGAGATTTGCCTGTAGTCACCGAATTTCTTCTCGTTGCTCGCCCGGTGAACGTAGATGCTGTCGCCGGTTGTTTGCAACGTGATCGCCGTCCCGTTGCCCACGTTGCCATGCGGGGCCGACGTTTCGAGTTCCGCCCGGAACAGATACGTCCCGCGCACGGCCTTGACGCCAGCGTTGTAATACTCAACAGCCGCAATGTTGCCGTTGCCGCGCCGGGCCTCCCGCATCTCAGCCGACTCTTCGGCTGTCACGGATTGCACGAGGCCCCATGTTTCGTCGGTGGTGCCGAATTCCAGTTTGCTGTCACCTATTCTGCTCATATTTCACCCCTCCCCCTTCTGTGTTTCCTTATCGCGACGGGCGCACAAGAAGCTGCACGTCCAGACTGCGGTCGTATAGTTTTGTCCCCGTGCTCTCGTCGTATGGCGTCCCGTCACATTCCGCGTGCTCGCACGTCAATTCAGAGCCCGCCGCTTGCGCCGCGACGGTGTCATTGATCTGACTCGGCAAGTCCGTGAGCTGCCCGAATCCGCGCATGTAGCCGAAGATCGCGGCCACGACGCTCTTGTCCGGGTCGTCGGCTTGGTATGTCAGTGCCGTCATTGTGATGCCGCCCCGGTACCATCCCGTCCGGCTGGTCGCCTCCGTGAAATCTCTGGCGTACAGAACAAGGCTCGGCGGGGTGACGCCCTTGTTGAACGACAACACGCGCTTGATGTTCGCCTTGCGCGTTGCGTCATCGGCGCCGTACATGAGCGCAACGAGTCCGGACACCGCCCGAAGAATTTCAAGCGCCGCCGCTTCGACCCGCCATTCCACATCCAATTTCTGTACTGTGTCGGCCATCGTTTCTACCTCGCAAACCCGCCAAGCGAATGTCTATACGTGCCGCGCAACCGTTCCATCGCCCGAGACTGTTCTTGTGCAAGCGCGGCTTGCGGCCAGTTGGGATGATTCTTGATCCGCATGATGTACGGCACGCTGTTTGACATTGTGATGCTGGGGTTCTGCGGGTTGTGCGACGCGTCAAGGACTCCGCCCTCATTCCAATTCGGGTGGCGGCTGTACACGCTGCGCACGCCCAACGCCGCCGCCGCGTTTTTCCAACCCGCCCGCGCCCGGCCAGCATTCACGCGGACCGTATAGGGCTCGGCCGGAATCCAACGCTTGCCGCCACCGCGCACAGAAATCAAGCGGTAATTGCGCACAAGGATCTTGTACGGCATGACAGGCGTATGCCACGCCAACGCCTGCAAGAGCTTGCGGCCTTGGAACCGCACGAAGTCCCGCGCCGCGTTGCCCGACCGACGCTTGATCTGCAACCACTGCGAAAAGTAGCGGTTCATATCCCACGCCATCTTGATGCCGTCGCTCACGATTATCGTTCCCCCGCGTTGTAATCCGCGAACTCGCTGCCGAAATCCATGCGCACGCCAACGTCAAGCGCGTCGGTCGCCGACCTCAGCAGCCGCTGGTTCGTGCCGTCCACGCTGACAACGGTGTCGTCATCCGGGACCGAAGTCCAATCCCCGAGACATGACATGACGGAGAAGTCGTAGACGCCTTGCAAGCCCGCCGCGACCACCTCTTGACTCGTCAAGAAATTGCCCTTGATGCCGTCAACAGTGTCGCCCCCGGAGATCAACGCAACGGGATCGCCCTCGATCAACCCTTCAAGGTTCTCCTTGGCAAGCGCCTTGTCCGGCGTGTGCGTGGCCGTCATGATGGAACCCCTATGGTCTCTCCGGTCAAGGCGCGCATGTGTGTTTCCTGTAGCCACAACGCACGCTTGAGCCCGAAATAGAGCCACATCGGCGTTGTCTGGTCGGCAACGATCATCTCACCCAACAGCAGGCCCTCGCGCCACACCCATGCCGGAACCCGGTGCGCCACGAATTCGCAGCAGGTCCGCCTGTCCCGCGATATCGACTTGATCCCCACGCCGCGCCCGAACAGCACGAACCCGATATTGCGAAACACCTGAACCTTGCCGTATTCGTAGTCACGCGCCTCTTGATAGCAGTCATGCCGTGCCCGTTCGGAATGCGCCGGGTAGTGCGGGATGTCGAGAAAGACCAGCCGCTTGCCTTCCGCCTGGTTTTCGTAGTCGTCTTGCCCTTCCTGTGGGTTCATGCCGATCCACGCGAACAGCTTGGCCACCGGACACGGGCCACGCACGCCGCTCTTGCCGTTGTGCTTCTTCCAATGCGATTCCCAATACCACTGCCCGTCGGCGTCGTCGATCTGTAGCCCGCAATGTTGTAGCGTCCACGCCCGGCCTTCGCATTCCGCACCGGGCCATTCGGGGAGCAGGGGGACGCCATGCCGGGCACGGTGCCGTTCTGACTTGCGCCAGAATTGCTTTTGGCCCCACCGGATCAAGGCCGATGATCCGTGGTCATGCGTCGATGTGAAAAACGCTCTCATGTTTTGCTGCCGTCCGATCCGCGTTGGATAACGTCGTGCGCCTCTTTCGCCTTATCCGCCCAATCCTGCTGCGCGTCGCCAAAGTGCGGATATGGCGGGTGGTGGCGTAGCGCGTTCTCTGTCTTCACCTGCCTCGATTCGAGTCCGAGAATCAGGTCAAGCAAAAGCGATTGCGAATCTTTCATTGCCCGCCCCCGCCGGCGAAGACGTGAAGCCGCACCCATTCAAGGATCGCCAAAGCAATCGCGCCGACTCCAGCGCCCGAGATGCCCGCGACCGCTGGCGCTCGCACCTTCTTGTACAGCCGGTCGATGTCGGTCTTGTTCTCCGAGCCCAACGCGCAGCCATGCACCTTGATGCCGCTGATATCCGTCTTGACTGTCGCCATATCGTCCTTGAGTGTAAGCACGCGCTCGTCAATCCGGATCAAGGTCTCGTTCATGCCGCGAAATTCTTTGTCAGTCATCGCCCCACGCCCCCTATGTCAACCGCCGCCGCATTCGTACTCACCGGCAACAGTCCCGCAACCCGTTCGGCTTGATCCTTGGTCAACACCACGCCCACCACGGCAAACTGATTCGTCATATCCGCAACCGTCGGTGCTTCAACCATGCCCTTGTGAGGGCACCACGTCCGCCCGTTGTTCCAGAACGGGAATATCTTTAGGGCCTTGCCGGTATAGCAGAACCGCCATGAGTATTTTCGCTGAGACAACAACGCCTTGTTGATAGGCATTTGCACGAAGGCCGTCACATTCGTAGTCGCCGCGATCCGGTCTTTCATCGGCACGGGCGGCGCGCTGTTCGTGAGCGCTGGCTCGTCCGACATCTGAGCCCCCGCCACCACCGCGCCAGCAAGAAGAATAGCCGCCGTCAGTTTGCCGTGATTGTGCATGCCTTGTTGTCCACCATGTTGGTTATTGCCGCCGCCCCTACGCCCGTGGGTGCCGCGTCGTCGCCTGCAATTGCGATCGTCATGTTTGTTGCGCCGCTCACGTCAAGGTCCACGAGGATGTTGTCCACGCTGGTCGTCGTCATGCCACAGTGCCCGCAATCCGTGTTGAACCCGTGCATGGTGTTCGCGGAGAAAAAGCCGTTGCTGCTGAGGTATTGCAACGAGGATGACGTGCAGGTCCATATTGCAAGCGTGGTACTCTCGTTTGTGGCCGTCGAAAAGTCGTTGGTCAGCGCCGCGCAGCCACCATAGATACTCTCGGCAGTCGTGCATAGCGGCGGGATGTCGAGGATCTGCGTGTCCCTCAACAGCGAGCAGTTTTCCGCGAAATTCAGGAGCGTCGTCACCTTGTCCATGTTGCCGTTCCAGCCCGTCAGGTTCAGGTTGGTCATGCCGCTGTTCCCCGTAACCACCGAAGAACAGTTTTCCACATTGGTCGGCACCCATGTCGAAAGATCCAATTGCGGCAGGTCAATGTTGCCGCCTAAACACCCCGCCAACGTTTCCGCTTTGCCTATGTCGAGGTTCGCAACCTCACAATTGGTCATGTCTGTAGAGCCCAGCCAATTCACGAACGTTACCACATCAGCAACGTCCAAGTTGTTCGCGAGCATTTCGAGTATCCCTGTGTTAAAAAACATTTCATACACCGTCACGCAAGAGCCCATGTCCCACAGCTCAATGGGCATTTCGGCTAGCTTTGTCGATGCCTTTGCCATACGAAGGAACGATGCGACGTTGCTTACATCCCAATACCTAGACGCCACGCTGACGAGCTTGGCGCAATCCCTGATCCCTTCCTGCCACGACGTTACCCCGCCCATTTCGGCGGTACCCGCAATGTTGGTGAGTTCGTCGCAGTTGTAGAATCCACGATAGAAGCTCTTCCACCCCACGTCGCCAAGGTTTGCCACGCTAACGAGCATATTCCGCATGGCCCCGGCGTTGAAATAGATGCGTTCAAACGTGCCCTTGATGGTAATCGTGTACGTACCCGCGCCGGAATAGCTGTTGGTGAAATCCGCATCATTCCACGCGGAGAAGGCTTGATCCCCGCCGCCGTCGCCCCAGTCGATTGTCCCGCTGTACGTACTGCCATTGACCGTCGGGATGTACACCGCGTCAGTGTTCGGCACCGTCCAGACCATTACGAAGTCCGTATTGACCGCAGCCGCCCATGAGTATGTCCGGTTGCCGTCAACTACTGAGCTCCACGTTCCGCCGCCCCATGTGCCGAGCACGTTGTCAACAGCACCCGCGCCCGTGGCGGCCAGCAGCACAATGATTCCCGCAGCTATGATCGTGCGCGCCTTCACCATAGTATCCAGTTCGTTGTTCCGGGCGGGTCAACGCAATACCAGCCGTTGCTGCCGCTTGTGTGCGTGCCGATAGACATGACGATATTGCTGCCGCCAGTCGTAATGGTTTCGGTGCCAAGGTCTTGCACGTTCGAGATAGACCCGTCGCCCATGTCCCATCCATACTCGGGCTGCCAAAGCGCAATTGCCGTCCCGTTACTCGACAGGATTACGGCTCCCCCAGCAGGTACGCTTACGTCAACCGAATCCGCCGCGTCGCCGTGTTCGACCGCGTTTGTGCCCATCACTCGCAGGTAGCACGTAGCGTCGATATTGTCATTATTTGGTCGCAGCTTGATACTCCCCTTGCCGTCAAGGTCTTGATCAGAGATGTCGAGCTCCAGCGCGGTGAACTTGCAATCGCCAAGGTTCGTGAGCCCGAACCCGCCCGCGTCCATCGTCGCTTCAAGCGTGTCCCCGTCTACATTGTAGTATCGCGTCTGCGCGTCGTTTGTCGCGCCTTCAACCGCCGTCATCTCATCCGCCGTCGCGTAGTTCAAGCTCGTGTTCAGGTTCGGCGTGTGCAAGCTCGTGTCAATCGACCCGCCTCCAACGGTGTAGAGCGTCACGGCCCCGCCGGTCCGCACGGCGTAGTACAGCACACCAAGATACCATGACGAGTCCCGCGTGCTGTTCGTGTTCAGCTTGCAGTTCAGGTCGAACGGCAGCATCACGGTCGTCATGCGTGAAGACGGGGTGCTCGTGCACAGCACGTTCGTCGTTGTGCCGTCGGACTCGATTAGTTCTCCATATTGCATGGAGTTGCCGCCACCGGATTTGAACGCGTGCAAGTGGAACGTGTAGTTCCCTGCGGGGATGAAGCCCTGCACAGGGTTGGTGTAGAAGTACGCGCCGATCAGGTTGGTCCCGCCGTTGTCCGTGCTCAACGCCGTCGCGTTTGTCCACTGCAACGCCGGGATTGTGTCAACCATCGACCCCGCGCCTGTCAACACAGGATGTTCGTTCGTCGATCCGTAAATCTGCTGCGCCACCACACTCAGGATCCTGTCGTTCACGTCGTCCGACCGCATGAGTTGACTGTCGGCGTAGAGCCCGCTGTCGTTCGTCGAGTACGCCTTGTCAAGATAGACCGCCCCGCCGTTCGTCAAGGTCTCCCCGGCAATGTCCATCGTGCCCGCAAGCGTGTCACCGCTGACTTGGTAATAGTCGCCCGTCGCGCCCTCGAGGACGATGATGCGGTCCTCGTTTCCCGCGCCTTCCGCTATGCCGTTGACGATTGAGTCCGCGCACAAGCCAACCGGCCAAACCGCACACCGCGCCGCAATCGCGAAGACAATTATTTGCCGCTTGCACATATCACTTCCCCCATCCGCAATCCGCCGCAAAGGTCCGAGCATCCCGACCGCATCCCGCAATCAAGCCCGGCATGCCCGTCAGCCGTGGCCATTCCTCGACGGTCAGGTCGATCGCGTCCACGGCGTCAATCATGTCGTCATAGGATATCCGCCCGTCAGCAATACGAGCGCGGCATTCTTCGCCGGTCAACCCGCACAACCGCGCCATGATGGACTCGACTTCCAACTGGATCGCCATGCCGCCAACACCAATCTTGCGCCGGACGGCAATTCGGGTCGTGTAGAAATATCGCATCACGTCCGCGACGGCCTTGGCGTCCGCTGCGTCAAACGCCGTGCCCTCGTACATCTTGACGATCTCCGTGGCCATCACGCGGATGGTGCGGTCGTGCACTTGCTTGTCAGGTATCACGACACATAGCCGCTTGACGTTCTCCCACCGGGGCCGCTCGCCAAAGCACATCGAAGCAAACACCACACAAGCCGCCGCAAGGATTCCGATTTGGCTCCGCATAGCGCACCCCCTCATTCAGGTTTGAACAGGTCGAGAATAATCCGCGTGAGCGTGTTGCTCGTCCACGACACCCGGACGCCGTGGTTTTCCGGCACCGCAATTTCACCGTTGCCGCTTGGCGTCACGATCCAGTCTTGCAGGTTCGTGGTTGCCGTTGTGCCCGTCGCCTCGATCTTGAACGCGTTCGTCGATGCGTCGAGGCGGTAGAATGTTGCAAGGTTTGACGCCACGGAGTCCGTATGGAACGACATTGCCTTGACGTACACCATGCCGTGATCCGTCTGCCACCACGTCCACGAGGTCGCCGTCATGTTGGTTTCGACCGATGTCTGCCAACCGGCCAAGGCCGCCCCGGCAACCGTCATCGCAAGAATCGCCGCAAGGATCATGAATGTGTTCCGCATTAGTCGCCCCCATCGCTATGATTGACCAGTGTGTTCGTCGTCGTCGTTCCGCCCGCCGTGATCTTGACTATCAAGTCGCCGTCATCCCCGTACCCCGTACCGTCCGAAAGCCACATCACGGACGCGCCTTCATCCGGGTCAGCCGGGTCTGCCGACAATTCGCGAATGGTCAGCCCACCCTTGATGTCGAGTCGCGAGTCCGGGTCTTGCGACACGTCGTCACCCCACAACGCAAGGTAGGCCGTACCCTGTTCCCAGTACGCGGCAAAGTTCGTCGTGATGTCATCGTAAATCTGGAACCCTGCGCCGGGATTCGTCTCGTTGACCCCGATTGACCATTCTGGTGTTGCAACCCCATTCAGTTCCAAGGTTTTGAATCGCACCACGCAGCCCTTATTGGACTCCGTGACGTCCCATGACATACAGCTCACGTCCGTGCCGTTGGTCTGCGATACCCGGAAACGTCCGTCTTCCGCTTGGTGGCCTAAAGTGACGTGCATGTTCGTGCGGATCATGTAGCCGAAAATGTTGCTGTAGTCCCACACCGAGCCGTGCCGAACGGCATACGCATGGTTGCCCGGCGAATCGTCGGTAACAAGCGTCTCCCACGTCTTGCCGACGCAGATCATGGAGAAGCCAAGCGTGCCGTAGTCGCCATCATCCATCGTCAGCAGACCATACGCCCAGCCGCCCGTATCGTTCGTGATGTGAATCCGCAACACGTCGCTGAGGATCTGCTGCGCCATATCCACGGTTTGTGTCGCCGGGTGCCCCGACCATCCGTCCGCACCGCCCGCGCCCGCCGCAACGATCCGACTTGCGAGCGTGTTGGTCGCGTTGTCCTGCAAAAAAACGTTCGTCCCGAAATAGCAGACTTGGTTGAAGTCCTCACGGCCTGCCGCGCAAGCCGCCAGCGGATGCCAGCAACTCGCGGCAAGGACCGCAAGGAAGGCGACGAGCATTGCGTGATTGATTCTCGATCTCATGCGCCTTCCTCCCTCGTGTTCCGTTCTCGTCTTAAAGGTTAGGTCGGTCAGGGGCCTGATGCCGACACTCCCGTCAAGATGCCGCCCGCAAATGTGTAGACGTTGGTCATGAGCGCACCCTGCATTGTAACGGTTCCGGTATGGCCGTTATCGGCTTGGACGGTGCCCGCCGTCAAGTCGCCCACAACGTCGGCGTCAATCGAAAACACCGCATTGCTTGACGACGTAAAGATGCCCGTGGTGCCAAGCGTGCCGCCAACCGTCTGCGCGCCGGATACGTCAAGCGTGCCCGTCACGTCAATGCCGTCGGTCGCAAACGTGCACACGGTCGTCAGTGTGCCCGCAACGTCAACTTTGATCTGCGCGCTACCGTCTTCCGTGGTATCTGTCACGTCATCCGCGTACACGTCCATCACAACATACGGCACCTTCTGCGTCTGATCGTTGTAGGCCATGAGCAGAACGTAGCGCGTGTAGTCGTTGTCGTCCATGTTCGGCGCGGTCGTGTCGGACTGAAACACAACAGTGCCCAGCAGATTCGACTCCGTCCCCGGCAACGCAAATGTGATGTTGGTGCCAGCCGTAGACGCCGCCTTGATCTCGGTGAACGCCGTCTTCCCGCTCGTCAGGTGTCCGATGATTCCGCCGCTATCCGCCACGCCAACATGCGCGACGACTATCAGCGCAACCGCGATGAGGGCCGTGAGCCCGATAAGTTTCTTCATGTCCTTTTCTCCAATCCTGTTTGCCGTTTCTGTTTTCCGCCGTTGCCGGGACTACGCGACCGTTGTCATCGTGATCGCCACGTTGATTTCGACGTGCAGATAATCCTCGGTGGTCACGGCCAACATGCACTTGCCGATATGCAGGAAGTCGCCGCTTTCACCTTCGCCCAGTTCGTCGCATTGCTCTTCTGACACGTCCCAATCCACGTCCGCGCCCTGCGCAAACGATGTCCCGCTCTTCTTCGCCAGCCGGAACACGCCGCTGCACTGCACCGTCCCCACCGCGCCATTCGCGATATCAACCAGCGCAACGCCAACGCGGTCAGTCAGATCAACGGGCTGGCCCGCATCAACATCCGACCCGGTCCCGTTTGTCCATTCAATCGTGCCGCCGTCTCTCACAAGTATGTTGCTCATTTTGCTTCCTCGCTTTCCTTTTCGTTGTTGGCTAGGGCCGGTGATTCGCGCACCGGCCCGCCCCAAACTGTCTACGCATCCACGCCGGTTTCCAGTACCGCGCCCTCGTAAGCCACAGACCCAGCCACGCAATCCAACCGGACCTTGTAGATCCTGCCGTCAACGTCGGTCTGGTTCAGCTCTTCCATGTACGGTTCTTCCTGTCCGTCAAGGAATGCCACTTCGATAACCGGCGCGTCGTCCGGGTGTGCGAACAGGTATGTTGCCGTCGCGCTGTACCCAGTGATGAGCGAGTTTTCGAGCTGCGGCTCGATCACGGGAATGATCCCATAATCGGTGAGCGGATTTGCGACGCCCGCGTTTTTGTCGTCCTTCAACGCGGACCCAGACTTCAACGCCTGCCGCAAGATGAACTCTTGCGACGGACCCGTGAGGGCCACGCGCGGCTGAAGGTCCAGATAATCCTTGTCGGTCGTCGCCTCGCCGGTCTCCAGATAGGCCGTCTGCAGCCGCATCAACTTGATGAGGTTTTTCAGGCAGTCCTCTGCATGGGCCAGCGTGTCCATTGCCCTGTCGGTCTCCGCGCTCAGGTTGCCGTGAGCCGTCGCAAACAGTGCAACGCTGTCGGCGTTCATTACCGCGTTGGCCAGCAATACCCGCACCGCAAGCCCGTTCGGCAACACCGCAGCTTTACGCCCGAACGTCCGAGGAATCCGCGTGAACGCTTGGAGGTCGTCGTTGATCAATGCTTGGCGCGTGATCGAAAACTTCCTGCCGTACACGGCGAGCTGGAGGGTTTCCTTCTTGTCGGCAAAGTGCGTCGATGTGTATTCGCCGCCCTCTTTGATCTCTTTGAGATCCCCGGATTCAGAGAACTGAATTCTGTCAGAACTCTTGAAGTCCGAGAGGTTGCCCTTCAAGCAATACTCCCGCCATCTCGGATTGACCGCCGCATATCCGTCAAGCAGCTGCTTGTTGGCGTTCGCCGCCAAGATGTACGGGAAGTCCGATGTCGCTCCGCTGATCCCCTCGCCACGCATGTACGCGTCAAGGTCCATCTGTCCAATGGACGGCCCAGCCAATGCGGCGCGCGCAAGGTCGAGCTTCGAGGAGTACCCGGCATGTTTCATCCCGGCACGCTGTAGGCATTCCCGCGCGAGTTCCATAAGCGTTCTGCTCGCAAAGGTGGCCCCGTCATTCTTCGCATCCCTGCGCTGAATTCGGCCCGTGCGAATTTCCAGCCCTTCCATTACCGCGCGGGAAAAGGACGTGCGCCCGTCTTCCGTAACGGTTGCCTGCGTCGATGTCTGGCGTTCGTTCAGCACATCAAGCGCACGCGTCTGCGCGTCTGCCAGACTCACGCCATTCGATATCATGTCATCTCTGACTTGATCTTCGATGCCGTGCTGCGAGCATAGCCGGGTAATCCCAGCCGACCGTTCGCGTTCAACCTTGCGGATTTCCTCGGCGTCAACCGCCGGGGGTTCCGCTTGTACGACCGCCGGAACCGGAGTCGGCTCTGTCGGTTCGGTAGCTTTCACCGCTGCCGCTGCGCGGGCTTCTTCCTCCGCCTTCTTTTTCTGTTCCTTGTCCATGTCATCCTCCTCCGTTCCGTCTGCCCTGCCAACCCCGACGGACGCATCCATCGGCACCGGCGTGAAACTAAGTTCAATCGCTTCCCAACCCACCGCTATGTAGGCCGGTCCAACGTGCCCCTTGTATTTGACCTCCTCATCCGCTAGCCATATCCATTCCCCAGGGACGTATCCGACCGATATGCCCTTGAGGGTTTTGTCAACCATGACCTCGTGTTTCGTTTTCTCTGCGTCTTCCGTTGTGCCGAACCGCACGCGGGCCAAGCCCTTGCGCGTCACCGTATCAACCCTCACGTTCTCCGGCGCGCCGACGAGTTGGTCGGGGTCGTGATTCCTCAGAACCCCGCCGACTTCCGCCAACCGCGTAAAGCTGTAGTCGCCTTCCGCGTGCGATAGTATTTCGCGGACGCCCCACCGCTTCACACCGGCTTCCGAACTGAATGACACGTCAACCGTGTTTTCGTCGTCGCCCGGCGCAACGTCCGCCCGCATCGACTGCCACTGCCGCCCGGTATCACGCGGCACGAGGCGCACAAGGCCGTCATCGTCAAGCCGCGCGTGGTATCCGTCGGCCCCGCCAAACCGCTTGGCCGCGTCGCCCGCCGGGAACCCTTCCATGGCTCGGCGCAGAGTTTCCGACCGTTCGACAACCTTGACGCCCGCATTGTCGGCTTCCGGCTTGTCCTTCTTCTTGGCCATGTCCGCCCCCTTATTCATCATCCGTTTTCAACAGCGCCGCCGCTTCGCCCGTGCGCGTGACGCGCCCAACATTCGGATCGCTCTCGACAAGCACCTGCAACTCGTTTGCCAATTTTCGATAGCGGGCGATCTTGTGGAGTTGCGCCTCGGCATCGAGCCCGAGCGCGGCACATTCGTCATCCGGCGACGTGATCCCTGCACGCATAGACGCCACCGACGCTTCCGCGTCTTGTAAGGGGTTGACGCCGCGATGCCACCCGCCAGGCATCCAAGCATGACGGCGCCAGAAATACTTGCCGGGCTCGGTGTAGTAGCCCGGTGCCGTGACCTTGCCAGCCATCACAGCCGCGTCGAACCACTGGCAGAAAATCGACTTGCAATGCTTTGCGGCAAACCATTCTTGCAACCGGCGAAATCCTTGGAAGTCCATCAACTGAGCGAGCCGCCCGCCCGCGTGACTCAGGTTTTCGGTGTCACGCGTCATGGTGGTGTAGCTCATTCCGAATTCGCCACCCGCCGCAAGGCTCCGCATCTGGTAGCGCGTGAACATGTCGAACGTTGCGCCCGGCTTTTGCGGCGCGAGGATGTGAGGCTTCGCGCCCGGCGCGAGCTTGCCGATCATGCCCGGCTGCATATCCGAAATGGGGTTGCCTGCCACATCCGTTATGCTGGCCCCACTGGATTCTTCGAGTATCCCGTCTTGCGCTTGGTCGGGGGCTTGTTCAATAAATACGCTCACCATTGCCGCGAGTTGGCACGATATCAATTCCGCGTCCGTGTATTCGTCGAGGTCGAAAAAGCGCTGAGTCACCGCCGCAAGCAAGGGCACCCCGCGCACTTGACGCGGGCGCAACTTCGGGAAGACGTGGATGATCTCTTCTGCCGGGACGCGCAGTGTCTTGTTGACGCGCACGTATGACGCCGACTGTTTCCGCGCGGAATAGATCCAGTACGCTACCGGCTTCCAACTGTTGGCGTCGAGCTCCACACCCATCTTAATCGGGTTGTCTTGATAGGATGTCATGCTCTCGTTGAGGCTGTCGGGTTCGATGATCTCCATGCGAAAAGGAACCACGGAATTCGTGGCGTCAATCACGGGATGAATGAAGTATTCGCCATCCTCAATGAGCTTCCCAAAGGCCAACTGCTGCACGTTCACAAAGGATTCCGGTGCGGATACGCTGGCATTCACGTCGACGTCCTCGCCCCACTCGTTGAACAGGTCGCGCACGTATGCGTTGTAGTTGTCGAGAAACTGAGCGCGGAGGTCGCCGTCTTCCGTTACCACCATTTGGCGCGCTTGCATTTGCAGCCGGATGCCGGTGCCAATCACGTAGTTGATAAGCGCGTTGCGCCATGAATTCGCGTGGGGATTGTTGCGGAACAGCCACCGGGAACGCGCGCGGATTCGCGGCAACTCTTTTCCGAGGTAGTCGTTCACGTCTTGGTTGCGTGCATCCCAATGTTGATTGAGACGGTTCACGTCGGCGGCCTTGTACGCCGACCGCGCACTCCACGATTCCAGCTTGCGCTCCATCATGTACGCCGCGTATCGTGCGCCGATTCGCCGCACCATTGATTCCGGGCGGAACACGCCGACAACGCGGTCAATGATGTTCGGGGTCGGGATGTCTTGCACGCGTGCCGCGCCACGATGGATGTCGGCAAGCTGGCGATTGACGCGCTTCTCTTGCCGTTCCATCGCGCGTTTCTGTTTGACATAGTGGTTCATATCGACACGGCTTGCCTCCTCACCACGTTCCACTGCCGGTTATTCACAGCGTGCTCTTCGGATTGGATCTCCTTGCGGAGCGTGCGGAGTTTGCCGAGGTCCGCGAATTCGTACATGCGGTCAAGCAGGGTGTACTTTTGGTGTTTCAACACGACCGCGATTGCGTCGTCAATCTGCGCTACAGTCAACGCCATATCCGTGCCCCCGTGTACGCAAAAAGCGCAGCCCCGGTTAAGGGCGCGCTCTTGTCTTGCTCTCAGGGGTACGGTATTCGGCTGGATTCGTCAACCGCGCAATTTCTACGCTGTAGAATCCGGGTTGGCGGGGTTTTGCGTGGTTTCGCGCAGGTCAACAGGTGGCAACGTCTGCAAGGAAACGTACCGCGTGCCGCACGACAAACAGCAATGTGACCGTTCGACGACGGCGTCAGCCGGGTGCCGGGTGCCCGTGATTCGCGAGTGCGCACTTGCGCAGTTCGGGCATTGCGCGGGGTCATGTTGCACGGGGCTGAAGGCCGATGGTCGTTTCGTTCGCGTCATTCATTCTCCCCCGTCAACACATCCCGCTCAATCCACCCGCGCCCGTCGGGCACCACCACCCGCAGCCGGTTCGGTCCGTACACCGACCATAGACGCACGATATCGACGAAACGCCGGTGAATCCGCAACCGCCGCCACCGCACGGGCTTGACTTCCTCCGTGATTACCCGGCCAGTCGCCGCTTCCGTGTATTCCGCGTCCGCCGTGTACGGGACCGCCGCCGCCGAAAGAGTATGGCGAGGATGGAAGCGAAGGTCCGCAATCTCGCCAGCACGCGCGAGAGCCGCGAGCGTTTCCGCGCGTCGGCATTCGAGCCCGGAATCGAAGGCAACCCCATCGAGTTCCGGCCATTGCGAGAAGCAGCGCGTTCCAGCGTGGCGCGGTGCGGGCTTACCAGGTGAATGTGTGTCATTGTCGAAGATCCTTTCTGCCTGCGCCCGCACGACCGGCGAGCGGTTCTTGAAATCGTCGCGGGTCCACGGTTTGCCGAATGCTGTCACGGCTTCCCTTCGTGTGGCCCCTCGAAATGTATCCGAAAGTACTGACCAGCCCACCCCGCGTATGGACACGAACCTACGTCGATCTTGTTGACTCGACAGGTAACGGCGTCCGACGTGTAGCCGCGCTGGAACCGGACGTAATTAATTCGATATCGGCGTGTCCATATCCGCGAGGTCCAATACGGTGTGAGCGTGCGGTATTCAACCGTCTTGTCCCCTTCAACGATTTTGTCAAACCACGCATAAGTCAGGATCAAGTGCAGGTCGACGGCTGGCATGTCAGGCCCCCTTCTTCCAGAACACACCGACCACCGGAACGGTCGAAGGGCAGCATCCTTCGGAACAGTGGAACTTGGCGGTTTCGTAGTCGCCCCAGTGTGTGCCGGTGTCGTCTGCCCACTGGATGAAATCGTTGCGAGGCGCGTCGCTGCCCTCATGCTTCCAGCCAAGGCAACCAGCATCCCATGCTTCTGTGCCTTCAACGATATAACGTCTGGAGAGCGGCTCGTAAACCATGCGGCGACCATCTTTGCCGCGCCGCAATCCCAACTCAACCCACGGCGCATCGTCCTTCTCCACGTCGCGGACTATTAGGCGCTTGCCGCTGTGGATAAACGCATTGACTTCGCCGTCGTCGCAAGGCCACAATTCTCTACGGATAGACCAGCTTGGTTCTCCAATGTGCTTCTCTCCTTTTCTCGGCACCCGAAACACCACAATCTCAAGCCCTTCCTCCGCGAGTTGCGTGGGTGTGGGCAGGGGGCAGGGGAGCTTTGTCCATTCGCTTGGACAACACAACGCGCAAGCCTCCACGCCTGTAAGGCTCATGATAAACGGGCTGCCTTCGATGATTGCGTTGACCTTGCCAAGTTTGCCGTGGATGCCATACACAACATCCCCGGCCTTGAACTCCTTCGCCTCCAACGCGGCAAGCTCGGCCTTCAACTTCTTCCGCCGCAGCACTGACCGCTCGCAAATTTTGTATTCCCTTGACAGTCCGCCCTCAATCTCTTGCTTGTTCATTCGCTTTCCTCCGGCTCCGGGATGGGTGTGTCTGACCATTGGATGCCGGGGGATGGTCCTAATATATCTTCGTGGCACTCTGCCCCCGACACCCAGCAATAGTTGCCCGAAAACCCCACGTCTACAATGCGCGGCAGAATCCAATGGCCATTCGAAAGCAGTCTGCGCCAGTACTGTCTATTGCCCATCGTTGGCACCTCATGCGTCCACTTCATTCCGGCCTCCCCGCTTTCTCCCAGCGTTTGTAGGCGTCAAGGTGGCTAGCGTCGAACACACAACGAGAACAAGGATGCAAACACATACGGTATCGACCGGGGCAATCCTGCGCTTGCCGCGCGCGTGCCGATAGCCGCTTCCTGCTTTTGGGCACGGCCAATCTTTCAAACGTCATTCGCTTTCCTTCCTCTCAGCCGTACCGTCTGGGCGTCTTGCCGCCTATGCACATCGCGGGTTTTGCAGCGCGTAGTTGTTGGGGTTGCAACGGCTGGTCAAACGTCGCAATCTTTTGCCAGACCTTGCCAGACAATAGCACGCGCCAACGTTCCCACCGCGTCAACGCCCAGCATATTATCAAGTCGCCGTCTCCGTTTTTCGCGCATGGCAGATCCCCATATTGCGGCTGATTCTCGGCATACGTACAGTTGCATTCTTCAAACGGTATCGGTTTCATTCGCTTTCCTTCCTCTCTGGCCGCGTGGCACACATATCTGCATACAACACGCCGCCAAGTTCCTCGCGAGCTTGCGCCATCCATTCAGCCGCGCATTCCTCGTGCGCGCACACAGTATCGCGTCTGCCGTCACAGAAATGCGCCCACGTAGCATACCGTTCTCCGACCACGATCTTCTCGCCGCACCAGCTGCATGGCCGAATGCGCCCGCGTCGCTTGGTGTGGTTCGTTACCCGTCCGCAATGCTCAGACATTTTCCTTCCTCTCCAACTCGGCCAACTCGCGGCGAACGCGGGCGTAGGCTTGGTAGATGTCATTTGCAATGTTGTGAGCGTGGTTCATTCTACGCGATTGCCTCATGGCTTCGTGGCGGAAGATCCCGGTTCTGCCATTATCATGTAGATGCTCGCAAACACGTCGGAGCCATGCACGTCGCCGCGTTTCTTCTGCTTCAAAGGCGACGCGAAAAACGCGACTCGCGCCGAACCTGGCAAGCAGTGCACGTACGTGCATAAGTCGGGATCTCGGCGTCCTCATGCGTTCACCCTTTCCAACTCGACCAGCTTGTTCAATACGGCGCTTTGTTCATCACTTCTTCGATCCGTTTCTTGTAGTTTCCTTTGCCTTTCGGTATCCCAACCAAATGTAGAAACCCACCCTCAAACCCGCTCACTTTGAATCGCCCGCCCTTAATCACGAGCTCTTCGTCAACCTCAAAGCTAGGCCCACGATGTTGTTCAGGAATTGACGTTGGGTATTCCGTGCCATTCCACGGAACTAGCTCTCCTGTGCGATTGTTTTGCATTACCCTTCTCCTTTTTTGTGTATTCGCTCCAACTCGACCATTCCTCCGTCCAGCCATGCGGCTTCACGGAAGCACCCACGACATACCGCGCCATCCCTGTCTTTGTGTCGGCGTGGATACATAAAGGAGCCATCCCCGCCTTTTGGCTTTCGTCCTGCCGAGACTTTTCTACACTTCTGGCAACGGTAGAGCATGTGTGCAGTCATTTGTCCTTCCTCTCCAACTCGACCAGCTTGCACTGGCCCTTCCTCACTCCGTGGTAGCCGGGTCCGAACATGGACGCCGTGGCAGTGGTCGTCGGTCTTATGCAACGTCCCAACCGGATCAATGTATTGTACATCTTTCCAAGACAAAGACTCCCCCGGAAGGTATTTATCCAAAAACCGTTATCGCGGCTGCGGCGAGGTTTCTTCATTCTTCCATCCCACACCGAACACTCCCCGTCATCATCCCGCGCAAACCAGTACATGCTCATTCAATGTCTCCTTCGTCCGGCTTGGGCATAGGGATGTTTGTCACGTTGCAGCTTTCCCAAAATTCCGCCAGCGTCATTACCCTGAAGGAGTCCCAATCGATTATGTCAACCACTGAAAGGTTCGTACATCCCCGCAACGTCCCAGCATCTTTCGCTACCATGTAAGCCACCCACGCCTTGGCTTTCTGTTCGGCCCGGCCCTCTCTTGCGGGTGTTAGGTGTGGCCGCTTGACGGGCGTTAGGGCCACAAGAGCTGCCCCTAACGCAACAATGATTCCCGCCGTTGTGCATCCGTTCATGCCTTCCTCCTCTTCCTCTTGCCGTCCCAGGTGTAGCGGGTAGCCGGTGGTAATGTCGATTGTATGTTCCACGGCACGTATCGATAGACCGTTGCCGATCGGAACGCATATTCTCGATCATCTTCCTCTGGTGTAGGGTTCCGTAATGTTGCGTCTGGGTCGTTCATTCCAACACCTCCCCAACAGGCGCAACCCGCGCCACGATCCTCGGCCCTACGTACACGCGCCCTCCAACGTCCCCCTGCCCCTTCGACCAGCGCCTACGGCATTCCGCCACGCATTCCGGCTGCGTGCCCGTGTACAGCGTCTCGCCCGTCTGGTGATTGGTGATTGTGTGTTGTTCGGCCATCATGCCCCTATGAATGTTGATGGGTGCAGATAGACCCATCCATTATCTTGCAAGTACTGTGCCAGCCGTACATGTTGGCACGGGTGGCAGACGAACCCGCCTGCGTCGCTGCCGTATATGTTGGGATCTGGTATAGTGGCGTAGTTTTTGCGCTGCTTCGCCCACTTGGCACGAATGCGCCGCCGCTTAGATCGAGGAACTCGGACTTGTGCCCCGCGTATGGTCAATCGCGCATCCACAAAAACCTTGGGCACTCGGATGGTCGGCCCGAACTTAGTTCCCACCGTTGCCCATGAAACGTCATGCGACGCCGTTCCGCTTGCGTCCGTCTCACCCGCCTGACGGTTGGTAAATGCAAATTGCGTCTTCATCACGATTTCTCCTTGAGCGCCGGGCAGGTGGCTTGGCGGCACTCTGAACAAAGGGGAGTCTGCATCGACATACATTCGCCCCGTTTCGGATATCGGCAGAAGGCCCTGAACACATCCCACGGCATCACGACCATGCCCTTGACCGCCGCCTTGCCATCCGCGAATCCGTCGGCGTACCCGTCTCTTGCCCCGTCGTCGTAGGTTTTTGGCGTCAGGACGGCTGGAGAGGATATGGTTGGCTCTTTTTTCATCGTTGCCCTTCCAACACGTCAAGCGCCCTGTCCATACGCGCCTGCGCTTCGAGCATGATCTCATCGCGCTTGATGGCCGCGAGTTGCGCCTTGCGCAGCGTTGCGATTGACGCCGACAGGTTGACTACGTTTGTTCCCGCGTCGTTCTGCTGTACGCGCAACCAGACCATACCCGTCCAATGGTCGCCCAACATGGTGGCGTGCATTGCGCTCACCCGGGTCAGCTCAGTACAACGGTCGCCCAATACGTCGCACCGCTTGCCAAGTGCGGCATCCCACCGGCACACGTACGCCATCACGGCTACGAGCAGGATCAAGCCTGCCGCTACCAGGGCAATCCCGCTCAGCGGCCACGTCTTCGCGTCGTTCGGTACTTGGTATTTCATTCTGCTCCCTTCGCCTTCGCGAGGTCTGTAACCAAGCCATCCATCACGTCGGCCACCGCGAGGATCGCCGCGCGCCGTGTCGCACCTGCCACGTTTATCGAATGCGCGTTGCCGTTACGGCACGCGGCCACAATGTCGGACCACGCTTCGCCCGTCGCCAAGCTCGCCTTGGCCTTCGCGAGCCCGTCCCGCACGCCCGCGTCAATGTTGCCTATGATCGCTTGTAGGTTTTCGTCGTCCGTCATATCAACACCCCCTGCCCAGAATCCGTTTCCCATCCACGCGACGCCACACGCGCCCGCCGCTTCGCAAGTTTCCGCAACCGCCGAATCTCGCCCACCGCGTGCCGCATCGTCCGCCACCAGAACCGCATCCAGTCCGCCCGTGTCGCGTTGTCAATGTGGCAGTAGCCGCGTGCGGGGTCGCTGATGGCGCAGTCAGTCAGCAGTCCGGGCGTGCGCCCCTCCTGCCGGAGCTTGCGCTTACCAACGCCCCACACGTAGCAGATCATCGTTGTATTCTCCCAACCGCCGCGTTCAAGTAGCCATCCCTCAATCGTTTGGCCGCCTATGCGTCCCGCGCTCACGCTATCCCCTCACCGCCGACCCTTGGACCTTGACGACGCGGAGTCCCGGCACGTTCATGTTGCCTTTCAGGGCCCGCGCCAGCTTGTTCGCCGCCGTGGCGTCCAGCTTGACCAGGTCGGACGTTGCCTGTGGGTGGCCGCCCGCAATCGCCGCGCATAACGCCGTGATGTTGACCAGCTCCACCTTGTACGTCGTCGTGCTGTGCCAGTGCTTGCCCTTCGGCGGGGCGGCCACGAGCGGCAACGCCACCGGTGCAACCGGGGCCGCTTCCGCAATGGCCGCTTGTTCCTCAATCTCTGCGGCGGCCTTGGCGTCGCCTTCCGCCTTCGCGCGCTCCGCTTCTTCTCGCAACGCCGCCGCCTCGGCTTCGCGTTCTGCCTCAGCCTTGGCCGTCGCCTCTGCCAGCGCCTTGCGTTCCTTCTCCTCGGCGATCTCGCGCTGTTCGTTCTGGTAGTCGAGCATCCGGCCCCGCACGATCTTCTCGGCTTCGATGATCGGGCCTTCAAACTTGGCCTGCTTGGCCTCGTTGTCACGCCGCCCCGCGTCGGCTTGCCGCTTGATCTCGCGGAAGCGTTCCGTTGCTGGACCAAACGCGGACTGCACCTCCTTGCGCAACTTCTTGCACGTCGCCAGCGCCCTATCGCCCGCCGCGAATGACGCCGCGCTACGGATGCGCAACGCCTTGGCGCGTTCGGGTAGCGTTATGATTTCCGCCGTCGTGGCTTCCGGCACCGACGTTTCCGCCGGGAACTCAATCGTGTCTTGCGTCTCTTCTGTCATCGTCATTCCCCCTTTTGCTTTGCACATTTGCACACGGAGACAATGATGGTGAGGTCATAGTCGTTGTCGATCCTTGTGTCAACCTCCAGCGGTTCGTCGCAATCCGCGCACACGGCTTCGTACGGCTGTGCGCCCATGTGTTCCCGTATCATCGTTTCTATCTCGGTTGTATCGAACGCCATCGTCATTCCCCCTTGTGCTTCCATTGATATACCGTCAACGCCGCCTGAAACGTATACCATGCCCGCGCGTCGCGCACCGGTCCGGCAAGCGTGTACGTTCCGTCCTTGCGAACGTATACGATCCACCCCACTTGCACCCCAACGATGCGCTTGTATGCCTCAATCTGTAGCCAGTGCGACGCGCACGAGGCACCGCTCTTGATGTCAACCACACCGCGAACGCCCCTGATCTTGACGACCCGGTCGGGCTTGCCCGCGAACAGCTCGCCGGGGTTCATTCCGATCTGTTCCGATTCGAGGATGGTCGGGCGCATCGCATCCTTGAGCGCCCGCCACCCGTGCACGTAGCCCTCGATCTCTGGCGACACCGTGCCCCAGTCCAGCGTCCCGGCGTCCAACAGTTCGCATGCCGTGTGGACGTGGGTGCCCCGGAGCGCCGCCTGTTCCAGTTGCCACGGGGGTATGCCGTCCAGCCCCGATAGCCCGGCTTCTCCGATTATCTGCGTCACGCCCGGAATCACCCGCTTGCCGAGCGTGTATACGTGGTCGTCGGATAGTTTCAGCCTAGGCTTCACGCGCCGCCTCCAGCAGGGACTTGAGTTGGTCGTCGGTCATGTCGGTTCTGCCCACGTCGGACAAGCCAAGCGCATCTTTCGCCCTGTCACGCGGCCCGGCGGGTATCATGTCCAACACGTTCAGCGCCTGCTCGCGGTCGAACGCCGCCGCCGGGAATGGGTCGTCTTTGGGCGGCTTCCCCTTCTTTCCCCGCCCGTCCTTTGGCTGCGGCCCGGCGGGCGGCGCGTTGGTCGGGTTGTCGGCATATTCGATGGGCGCATCCATGCTTGCTCTCATACCTTGGTCCTCGACAAGGGCGGTCTGCAGCGCGTGCATCTCTACGCTGAGCATCCCCCATTTCGTCAACAGCTCTTTTACTACTGTCTTGAGCGCCATCGCGTCGAAGTTTGTGAACCACGGGCTATCCTTCTTCTTCGCCCGATACGCGGCACTAAACTTCTCTGCGTGCGTGGCCACGTCGGCTTTTGTCCTGTATATCGTGTGCTCGTACCCGCTCACCAACATCATGTAGGCCGCGTAACCAGTCACAACATCCGACGTTGCCGCGTCGAAGTCGAATGTGGCTTCTCCGCGCAACTTGTCTTGTTTGATGAGTTCGCCCTCGCGAACAACGACGGCGTTAAGGTGCTTATACTGGCCTGTCCGCAACGCAAGCTGAACGAAGCCCTTGTACCCCATCTGGAACTGAGCCTTGCCCGCGTATGGAACGATATGGGCAAAGCCAAGGTTCGGGTTGATAGGCAAGTCCAACGTGGCCGCCGTCATCGCGCTCGCCAAGATGCTTTTCGGGTCGGCCTTCTGCAGCTGCGCACTTGACTGCACGGCAGAAATCAGGCTTGACGCGAACTGAGGCCCGCGCTTGCCAAGCACCGATTCAATCCGCGCCTTAACGTAGTCGGTCGCCACCAGCGCCTTGATGTCGTTCGTGTGTTTCGCTATTGCTGTTGTCATTCGTCTTCCTCCCCCTTGTCTCGTTGTCCGTCTTCTCCGTCGGGCAGCACGCCCCACACCTCGCCGCGCCCCTCGCAGTTGCCGCACGGCTCGCCCCACACGTCCGCGTAATTGTCGGGGTCGCCCTTGCACGCGGGGCATTCAACATCGCCATGCGCCACGCCCGTTGTATCACAGTCCGGGCACGGGAACCTATCCATGTACTCGCTTGACTGCCAGCGCGTTCCGAGGCATGCGGGGCATTTCATCACAATACCCCTGTCCGTCGTTCCTCGCCTCCGACGAGGAATTCAAATCCGTGCCCATAATATCCGTTGTGCGCATTAAACAGGTGCAGGAACTGTTCTGCGTCGCCGTTTGTCATGCGGAAGATCGCCATATCCCCCTCTTCGAGCACGTCGTATTTGCCAGGCATATCCTGCCATTTACGAAAATATGCAGGGTCGAATGCCCACCCAGTCAGGTCTGGATCGTCGCCGCGTTCGACGATCTCCATCATGGGGTTGTCGGCGATGAACCAGTCGGCGTGCTCACAACAATTTTGGTCCATATCATACCCAAGCACGACGTTGTTCTCATCTACAAAGTTGACCTTGCAGTCTACGCGAAACAGTTTCATTCTGCGCCCTCCGATTCGCTCTTCGTCTTTGGCGGCCACCCTATACTCGCGAGATCTATCTCACGCACAACCCGGCACCGATGCACGCGGAATTTACCGTCGGACGCGATTGGAATACACGCGATGTCGGCGCGGCCAAATTCTACAACCAGCACGCGATATCCCTCCCGCCACTCTTTCAGACACCAGTCAAGCGTTGCGAGGTTGATGCCCGGCGCACACTGGATGGCGTCGTCCGTGTCTGCGTCATCGACGCTAACCTGCTCGCCAACGCGATACTCGATGCCGCCCTTGATTGGTCCATATCCTTCTTCCGTCACCAACTTGTACGCGCGAATCTTGCCGACCTGGTCAAGAAGAATGCAAAGAGGCGAACAGAGCTGCTTACACACCCCATCCGCGCCCGTCAAATACGCGCCCGTCAAATACGCGCCCGTCAAATGCGCGCCCGTCAAATGCGCGCCCGTCAAATCCGCGCCCTTGCCGACCGCCGCCTCGACAATTAGCCTCAACGATCCAAAACTCCCCGAGAACAAAACGGACCCGCTCCGGCGATGCTTAACTTCAATCTTCATGCTCCCCCCGCTTTACCGACAGACACGGACGGGACCGGGGTCGCGTAGCATGATGAGCCAGAGAGCGAACGCACCGGCCCCGCCGCGTGTGGTTTCAGGTCGGTTTTGCGACTCATCATGCGGCAACCCTACGCCCGCGCCGCCAGAGTGTCAACAATTATTTTCAATTTGTTTCGCTTTTTTTCTTGCGTTGCGATTGGCGGCGGTGTACGGTGCCCGGCGAACATCGGAAAGGGGGCGGCGAATGACGATAGGAAAGCCGGATATGGCGGCAACGACAATATCAACTATGACAGACCTTGAGGCGTTCGAATGTCTGATAGATCGGTTTGGCATCACAAGACCCTTGTTCGTGCGGTTTGACGACAAAGACGGCGCAACCACATTCACGCTGGCCCCGAGTCACGACGGAGACAACGAAGCAAAGATCGCGGGCGTTCCGTGGACGAGCGCGGATGTGGTTTTTGGCAAGGACGGAAGATTCCATCAAGTCGTTATGTACGGAGACTGACGAAGAGGGGGCGGCGAATGAAGTCACTCGATCCAGTGTATTGCAGTGCGCGTGTAAGGCATGGATGGCACGACCACCAATGCAGCCGAAAGGCGGTGCGTGGCGGTTGGTGCATGCAACACCACCCGGACTCTGTTAGGGCTAGGCGTGCGGCCACCATAGCGCGATACGACGCCAAGTGGACGAGGGCTCCTGTGATGTTGCTCGCAACGGCCTGCAAACGAATCAAGCAACTAGAGGCGCGAGTTGCCGCGTTGACGGTAGCGGCAGGAAAAGGGGGCGGCGAATGACGAAAGCAAAAAGAGGAATGTGGCAGAGGAACTACGCGAAGACGCGCGGCAAGGCTGTGTTCATCGGAGGGCGTATTCCGTGGACGCTCGGGAGGTCCGTGCGGGCGCAGGCCAAGCGGCGCGGCATGACGATCACCGCCGCGATGATCGAAGCGTGGGAAGGGTGGGCGGCGAGGATATGAGGACAGAGAAAAACAGAAAAGAACGATGCGACGAATGTAAGTTTTTCCGCGTGCGGCGGTGGTTCCTCGATGCGATGACTGCCGGGGTGGAGATCCCAGAGACATTGCGCGAAACGGCCTCGGTTTGCGTGCGGTATCCGGGGGCGATCATTACCGCATCAGACGGGTGGTGCGGGGAGTATGCGGCGGGGTCCGAATGACCAAGCTATTCCCGACGATCCTGATCGTGCTGGACGTGTGCGCGGCGCTGGCGTACGTACCGAGCGGGGACTGGCGCAAGGTGGTGTACTGGTGCGCGGCGGGTGTTTTGACTACCGTTGTGACCTACTGAGGAGACGTGATGGACAAGGATGCATGGCCGCCGCCGGGCGTGACGCCGTACTACGCCGACGATCACGTCCGCATCATCCACGCAGACAATCGGGACGTGCTGCCGGTGTTGCCGAAGGTGGATCTTGTTTTGACTGATCCGCCGTATGGCACGGAAGACTTGGGAGGAGGGTACGGCAGGAGACAGAACCACGACCCCAAGGGGCGATTTGGTCGACGTATTGCAGGCGACAAAGACTTGTCTGTTATGCGCGACGCGGTGTTGGCTCTGGTACTGGCCCCCGTCGCCGTTGCCGTCGCCTTTTGCTCGGCGCGGAAAAGGCATGAGTCCGAGTCTTTGTGGCGCGACAATGGTTGGCAGTATCGCGGCGAATTGATTTGGGACAAGCAGACGCCGGGCCTTGGCCACACCATTCGCTATACTCACGAGACGGCCATGGCATTCTATCGCGGCGATGTCCCCACCCCCGATCGCGCCGCTTTGTCGATTGTTCGACAACAGGTGTCTCACAAAAACACACAAGACCGGCATCCGCACGAAAAGCCTGTCAAATTCTGGATCAACGCGGCAAGGTTGTGCCCCGGATTGATCCTTGATCCATTCATGGGGTCCGGAACTACGCTCCGCGCCGCCAAGGATTTGAACCGCCGCGCTATCGGGGTTGAAATATCCGAGGAGTACTGCGAAATCGGAGCGCGTCGCATGCAGCAGGAGGTGCTTGGCTTTGGATGAGGAGAAGCAAATGACTGACAAGATCGTGCCCTACGACCACACGCCGATAAGTGACGAGCTACACCCAACGTCCGTGCGCTCGCTCACCACCCCGCATGGTTCACGGGTGGAGGTGGGCCGCCAGAAGCTGCCCGACGGCGACCTCTACGTCCACCGGCTGTACCACCCGAAAGGCGACGGCACCACGTCCGAACTCACGTTCTCGCTGAGCCCGGACGCATGCCTTGCGCTGGCGGTGCTGTACGAATCTCACGGGTTGCTGCGGCCTTTCAGCGTGCACGAGCCCAAGCCGAAAAAAGAGAAACCCGCAACATGATCGCAACCCACAAACCAAGCTCACTCCAGGCAAGAAGCGGTCACGCGATTGTGCAGCAAGGCACCGGCCTGCGCGGTGTCCCGGAATGCCCGTCGTGCGCACACGGGTTACTTGACGCCGGGCGTGGTCCATTCATGCGTTGCAACGAATGCGGCGCAACGTTCACGTATATGGAACTGGCAGAAAAGAACATCCTGCGATAGAGGAAAATAGGTGTTGACATCCCCGCCACGCAATACACAGAGGAGTGACATGAGCGACAAGAGGACATTCACGTTGCAAGTCGAGCGCATCACGACGGAAACCCATCCCAGTGAAATCGTGGCCCTTTTCCGTATGTCGTTGCCGTTGGCGTCGATGGCGAGCATGTACGCGTTTGTGTATGACGCATACGGGGAGGGATGTATCTGTGCCGAGACACCGAAAGGGTGGCTGACGGTATGCAGAAAACCATCCAAGAAATCCTTGACACGCCCGCCGATCCCGCGTAGGGTGGCGGTAGAACACTAGGAGTGAGGATCGCAATGCGTAAACACGCCTCCCTGATACGTTCCAATCTTGGCCCCGTTCGCGGGCAGCCTTGCTCTTGGTGTTCTGCGTTGACGGGAGGCTTTTTCTTTGGAGGTGCGCTATGAGATGTTTCTTTTGCAGAAAACCACACACCCCTGCCGACCGCTTGATGGTGGCTCGCGTGTGGATAGCAAGCGGGAGAGAAGAAGACGACACACCATACGGGTTCTGCGCAGATTGCCTGCAAGGCATGACGGCGGCTGAGTTTTGGAGGCGGATTGCCGTGTGCGAAGCGTTTGGGGTTGCCGAGTTTGGCTCCGAGGACGGTTCGTGAACATACACGGGCGATACGTTCTCCTGTACCACAAACTACTGGATAGCCCGATATTCGCAAGCGAACCATTGTTAAAACTTGCCGTATGGTGTCTGCTCAAAGCAAACAGGTATCCACACACCACAGCGATGAAAACTGGCAAGGGAGAAACGCTTGTGAGCCTGAAACCCGGGCAGCTCGTATTCGGGCGCCATACAGCGGCGCAAGAATTGGGCATGAAAGGCACCACGATACGCTGCCGAATGCTGAAACTCAAAGAACTGGGCTTTCTTGACATGCAATCTGACACCCATTACAGCGTGATAACCATTGCGAAATGGGGAGAATATCAGATTCCGCCAGATGAAGTTGACAGGCAAGTTGACACCCAACTGACAACCAACTGCCAACCAACTGACAACCAACTGACACACTCTAGAGGGATAGATAGACATAAAGATAAAGGGATTAAGAACCCCCCTACCCCCCAAGGGGGGATTGCGCTTGAACTCGCAAAGCTCTTGCTTGAATCCGTCGAGAAGGCTGAGGGCCGGAAGCTCACCACGAAACCCTCGGCAGGTACCGCACCGATTACTGCGCTCCTCAAAGACGTGACCGAAGACGATATCCGCAATACAATTGCGTGGTTGTGCAGCGAGAACCTCGCCCGCGATTATCGGTTTGCCGTGCAATCCGGGAAAGCTCTGCGCGAAAAGTGGGACCGCATACAGGCGGCAATGAACCGAAAGGACGACGGCCATGATCCTCGAAGCAAGACAAATCGCGGAGTCAATCGTGCGTCAGACTACGCAGGCTGTTGACCCCGACCCCGACGGCTACCTTGCCAAGCGTGCGGAGTACAGGCTGGCAATCCCAGAGAGCTATCGCGGGTGCGAACTGAGCAGGTTTGAGTGGGAGAACCCATCAACCGTGTGCGCCAACTGTGAGCGGCTGTTGCGTTTTGCTGGCGCGGGTTCACCGGCGGGCCTGTTTTTGTTCGGGGTTTCCGGCAACGGCAAGACACACCTCGCGGCGGCTGTGGCGAACATCTGGATTGACGCCACCCCGCCCTTGCGGGTTGCGTGGTGCAACGTGCCTCTACGCGGACTGCGGATCCAGGATAGCTACGGCAGGAACGACACCAGCGCCATGTCGATACTCAAACCCTACATCAACGCCAAGCGGTGTATCATCGACGACCTGGGTACCACCCGCGCCGACTACGTGGCGGACGCTATCCGGGTGCTGCTGAACGAACGCGCCGAACGCCGCTGCATCACGCTGATGACCAGCAACCTCACCATTGCGGACATTGCCGCGAAGATTGACGAACGGATAGCCGACCGGATTCTGCGGATGTGCGACGTTGTGGAGTTGGACACCAAGAGCTACGCGCTGAGGCGGAAGGAATGAAGCCGGGCTGCACGCTATGCCAAGGGCTGATAACCACGGACGGGCACAAGCGGATACCGTGCCGGTTCTGCGGGTTTCTGTTTCCACGGCAAGCGCCGTTCGAAGCGAACCGCCCGCACATCCGGGCCGCAATGTGGTTCCCGCACATGCCGCGTAGGTTCAAGGGGTCGACATGAACGAACTGTCATTGTTCTCCGGCGCGGGCGGCGGACTGCTCGCAACGCAACACATGCTGAATTGGAGGAGTGTGGGCTATGTCGAAAACGACACGTACTGCCAAGGAATACTTGCCCGACGGACGGAAGACGGGCTTCTGCATAGCGCCCCCATCTTTGGGGATATCCGGCGATTTAACGAAGACGGATGGGCCGACGCGTATCAGGGAATGGTTGACGTCATCAGCGCAGGATTCCCATGCCAGCCGTTTTCGGTCGCCGGGAAGCAAGCGGGAGAAGATGACGAGCGGAACATGTGGCCTGCAACGATCGAATGCATTCGTCTGGTACGACCGCGCTTTGCGTTTCTGGAAAACGTGCCAGGGTTGCTTGCTTCCGGATACTTCGGACAGGTACTCGGAGACTTGGCCAAAACGGGGTACGATGCGGAATGGTGTGTGCTGGGCGCGGACGATGTTGGTGCCCCACACAGGCGGAAAAGGTTGTGGATCTTGGCCTACGCCAACGAAGCAGGACGGGGAGAACAACGCCGGCCCGAGCCAGTGGGGCCGGAACAGCGACCCGCTGAACGTGGCCGTTCATCGTGGTGGAACATCGACCCGGCGGACATACCCGACGCCGAGAGCGGAGGACAGTCAATGCGCGGGCGGACACAGAGGGAAGCCCGACACGCTACATGCACAAGGGAAAATATGGGCAAGCCCGAAGGCGAGCGCAAGCGGCCCGGACTACGCACGGAAGAACCGCCCGAACAGCGGGAGCGACGATCTGGCGACGCAGGTTCGCGGGCAACTGAATCCGGGGTGGGTAGAATGGCTGATGGGGTGGCCGATAGGCTGGACTTCACTCGAACCATTGCCGACGGACCGCTTCCGCGCGTGGCTACGGGGGTCCAGAATCGAGCCAGCCGATTGAAGGCCGTTGGCAACGGGCAGGTTCCGGCGACAAACGCGGCAGCATTTGAAGTCCTCGACAAGGCAAGGTGCGAGAAGCAGGACAGACACGAAAAACAAGAGGAGCGGAACACATGAAAATCGAATGGCCACACGGCCCTCTGCGATGGGAACAAGACGGGGCTCTTCATATATCGGTGCCGTTCACGTGGAACGTGCGTTCTCTTGTCGAAGAACTAAAAACCCCAGACCTATTCGGGCGGACCGTTGTCGTGGGGGGGCCTGCGGTGCTTCTGATGCCAGAAGCCTTTGACGGAATTGATGGCGTGGTTGTCGGCTTGTGTGTTCCGGGAGTGTTGCAACGGGTAAACCGTTGGGCAACACGAACAACGACTGGATGTCCGAATAAGTGCGGGTTTTGTGCTGTGCCCATCATCGAAGGGGGGTTGATCGAATTAGGCGACTGGCCCGATCTGCCGATTGTGTGCGATAACAATTTACTTGCGGCGTCGTCGGCTCATTTTGGCAAGGTGTGCGACCTGCTCGAAAAGCATCCGTGGTCGGACTTCAACCAAGGGCTTGACGCCCGGCTGCTTACGGATCACCACGCGGAAAGATTAGCCCGGTTGCCTGGTTGCATTGTGCGCCTTGCGTGCGACAGTGTTGACGTTATAGACGAATGGGATCAAGCGTTCTTTCGATTAACTCGCGCAGGTTTTCCGAAGTCGCGCATTCGGTCATACGTGTTGATCGGGTTTGGAACCGGCATCGAGGATGCGTGGGAGCGATGCGAGTTTGTGCAAGAGCGCGGAGTGCGGGCGTTGCCCCAGTGGTATCATCCGCTGGATGCGACAGAATACGGAAGAGTGCTTCCGGCGCAGGCGGATCATGGGTGGACAAAGAAAGACCAAGCGAGGATCATGGGGTACTACTACAAACACAGAGGCAAGAAGCCGCAACGAGGGGAAGCGAAGACATGAGAACAGAGACAACAATCGCATGGCTGGCCGTGGCGTTTCTCGCGACGTGCCTGTTGGGGTGTGGCGGGTGCGCAAGCGTGCCAACGGGGCCGCAACCCATCCCGGAACCCGTCCCGCCAGCGGACATGGGCCCTATCCCGGAACCGCCGCCCGACGTGGCGAGCGAACAGCGCGGGCCGAAGTGTATCCCGCTGCCGGGCACGGATACGGGCTCGGTCACGATCCACACGTTCGACATGGCCCCGCCGAAACGTGCAGGGGGCAAGTTGGAAAACTTCGTACTTGCCCTGCGCGGCCCCGGCATCAAGCGCATGGCCGTCATCAACATGGCGAACAATAACCGTACGCGGTCAATACGGCTGCTCATGCAGAGCCAAGCGGGAACGTGGGACAAGCGCAACGCGCACAGCAACTATCTTCCCGGCTGGCATACGTGGCGCATCGAATGGGAACCCGGCGAGTCAAGAGTATACCTTGACGGTAAATTGATCGGCAAGGGAAAGCACCGCGGTCAGCCTACGGAAGCATGGGCCGGGACGTGGGATGGCAGGCGCTGGTGGCCCGGTGTGTGGCGCGGGTTGAAAGGTGGTGACTTGTGAGAACATGGACGTCGTGGGTTTCGGCTATCCTGTTAGTGGTTGGCGTTTTGTTGCTGACTCAGAAGCATTGGAACCACCCAGCCCTCGAACCACTGCCGGTTGTCTGTACGGCAGAACCAACGCACGCGCCGGGATTAGAACCGGGCCGGGTAGCTGCGGAATTAGAGCCGACTCGGTTTCGCACATTCGCTTCGATGTTTTCCGGTTGCTCTGCCTTGCAACGGATAGACGTATCTCAGTGGGGGATGGCCGACGGACCCGAACCGCCCACAATCCAGTCAAAGGCACCGCGCCAGCCACAAGCAACCGGTGACGACGTGCTTGATTTCTTGGCTCGGTTGAGCCGCGAAGAGAACCAACGGATGGAGGCAGCGGAATGATATGGCAAGAAATAGTTGGCGCGGGCCTAATGATCGGCCCGTTTGTAGCGTTGATGTTGTGGCTCTTGTGCGTCAGTTGCGGCGGGAAGGCGGCTGCAATTGCGGGGACGCTACTTGCAATCATGGGGATCGGTGCTGCGTTGTTCGGTTCGCCGATGTGGGGCTTGTGAACAATGACAAACCCGCCGACCATCGTCATTGACACCCGCGCGCAGCAGCCTTACGCTTCGCCTTGAAGTGGTATTCCCACGACGCTTGTATGCCGCGAATGGTTGCGCTCAGGTTGTCGTTGTACACCCGCCAGTTCTTGCCGTGCCCCACGAGCCAATGATGGACGCGGCATAGCGTTATCAGGTTGTCGGGTTCGCATGCCAAGCCCGGCGCAACGTGGACGGGAACGCGGTGGTGTACGTCATTCGCCCGCCCGAAAAACGAGGGCTTGACCCCGCACAACGCGCAAACGGGCTTGCCCTTGCGGTGCTTGTTCTTGGCCCGTGTGACTTGATACTCGGTCCACGGGTGGGCAATCACGTTCTTTATTCTGTCGGTTCGTGCTTCCATGTCACCGCCTCCTAATGTTGATCTTCCGTTTGATAAACGGCTCGGGCGCGTTGCCCGCCGCCTTCTTTGCCGTCCGTGGTTCATACGCCGCCGCCGCCGTCACGACTTCTTGCTCCGGCTTCAACGACATGCACCGCTTGACGTTCGCGATGGCCAGCGCGTACACGATGCAGTCAAGGTAATGGTTCGCCGCAAATCCGGGCCGCGTAACCCACCGCGTGACGCGCTTGCCCCCGCGACTCTTCCGGGAAACCTCATGTTCGCTCTGCATGTGGCGGTCAAAAACCGCGTCACGGTCGGCAGGGAGGTGGAACCGGACGGGGTCGCTCTGGTCGCGCCGGTTGATGCGATAGTAAATCATGCGCTTCCAATACGCCGTATTGAGCAAGTAGCCGCGTGCGCTGCCCGGCAACGGCTTCCCCTTGGCGTCCTTGTCGAGCAACGTCACGCGGTGCGGTTCAAGCACGCGTGTCCGGGTATATACCTGTTCATCCTCGCCGAGCACAACAGTCATCAGCGGTTCGCCCCGGCAGAATTCTTTGATGTCTTTCGGCTTGAACCTTCCGTCAATCGCGCCCGCCGCGACGTGCATGCTTTTCCCCGACGGGTGCAAGAACGTGGTTGACCTCAGCCACGCCTTCAACTCGTGTTCGTTGCCCACAATGCCCCACGCAATCACCCACACCTCGGACGCCGCGCCGAGCCCGATCACAACATAGTGGACCTGTTCAAGTCGAACGTCGGAACCGAGAAACAGAACCTTGACGCCTTCCGGGATCTGGTTCCGGGAGTACGTTGTCGGGCTCAATTTCGATACGGCGTCAAGCGTCTCCGCCGTTATCAACACGCTTCCCAGGTCATCCATGTCGCACGGCAACGCAAGCCACGAACGGACAAAGTCGGCTATGTTTTCCGGGTCGCCCGATATCTTGGCGCGCAGATACACCGCCGCGATCTCACCGAACTTGCAAGAGTCCCACGGCGCATAGATGCTCGGCAGGTAGAACGTTTCCCACCGGGCACCGGGGTTGAGTGCCTCCCACTTTCCCCGCGCCAGCATCTCCGGCAGGTGTCGGTCAAGAATCTTGCCGCCGCAGTCTTGGCATTCATACCAGCCATGATCCGGCAAGTCGCGTATCGCCATGTCTTTCGGCCAGCGCATCTGTTTCCATTCGAGGCCAATCCGCTTCCTGCAATGCGGGCACGGCACGCGGAACAGCCACACGGTTGACGTGCCGTCGGGTTCCCATGCAGAGACATTCCACAACTCTTCACCCGTGGCCTCGTCGTTTTTCGGCTTGAGCCCGACGGTATTCCAGAACGCATCCTTGCGCGTGCGTGGTGTGGACGCCGACACGATCTTGTGATTGCTGTACGACTTCGTTCTGTTGTCAACCGTGGCCGACGATCCGCGCTCAAACAAGGATTCCTCATCCTTGAACACGTTGCGGATCGGGTGGCTGCGCTGCGTGGATTCCGAACCCGCCCACCCGAAATAGAACGTCATGCGGTCGAGCGTGTATTCAAGGACGTTGAAGTCGTGCGAAGCCCCCGTCTTGTGCCGCCGGATCGCGGGGCTATCGTTGATGAACGGTTGCAACCGCCCCTTGCTCACGCGCTTGCAGAAGTCCTGCGTCGGCCCCATGTACATCGTCGGACCCGGATGCAGGTCAATCGTGTAGCCCATCATCAAAAACATGGCCGTCGTCTTCGCGGACTGCGTGCCGAAGCAGAGCTTGATCCGCTGGATGCGCGGGTCGATGTAGCGGTTCACAATAAATCTCAGGTACGGCGTGTACTTGAACCGGAACGGCCCGGACAATTGCGATTGCCGATTGGTCAGCGTGACGTTGCGCTCGGCCCATGCGTCAACCTGTTCGAGCTTAGGGGGCACCATGGCCCGCGTGAATGATTCGACGATTTGAACGCTGAGCGATTTCTCTTCATTCATCCGCTTGCCTGCGTTCGACTTCCGGCATCTTCGCCGGGTCCATACTCGTGAGCGTGTCCCGGCATGCCTCCTCGATGATCCGCAACGCGTCCGGCAGCTTCGCCTGGTCTCTGAGATACGGAGCCAACAGCGTGGCAACGTGCGTCGGGATTTCAAGAACGGAGTCCCGCACCCATACCGCAATACTCGACCATAACGCCTCGACCTCGCGGGCGTCAATCAACACCCCGCGCTCACGCTCAAACTCTAGAAATTTCAGTTCGGTGTCGCGCAACAGCCGCGTGAGCTTGGCCTGCATCTCGCGCAAGCTCTCGATCTTCGCCCGACGCGCCGCCGATATCACCTTACCCGCGCCTTCCACATCGTCGAGGCTCGCGCCCTCAGTTTTCAACAGCCGCACGAGTTGACGCCCGACTTCCGCCTCCGTCCAGCGCAACCGTTCAAGCGCACCGTCGAGTCCCTGCTTGGTGAGCAAGTCTTCCTCGATCCCGGCGGCGGCGAGCTTGGTCAGCGCGTCGGCTTCATCTGTCCGCGCTGCTTTCCGCCCGCGCTTGCCTTTGGAGAGAGGTGTTGCGGTCACGCTCTCGGCGGCGGTATCCAACGCGGCCACCGAAAGCGCATCCGTGTACGGCGACTTTCGCCCGTGATCCGCCATCCACACAAGCGCCGCGTCCGGGTCAACGGCCCACCGCGTGCGCCCACCTGTCGGTGCATACGGAACCCGAACCGCAGGCAACCCGGCGGCCAGCCATTTCTTGATCGTGCAGAGCCCGACGCCGAGCAACTCGACCAGCTCGTCAAGCGTCACCGTGCCGGGCTTGGCTTTCGCCAGCCGCTTCCTCGGTTTGCCCTTTGGGATTGTCACAAGTCAAGAACCTCCCCCACCGCAAGAAAGCGCCCGGTGAGTGCCGAACGCTAGCGGCCTATACCAGCGTATAGGTGCGCCTGCAATCGCCGTGCCAGCGCGCGACCAGACCCCGCCGCGCGGACGCCTACCTTTTGTCCGTGTGTGTAGCACAACCCTTTGGGCGGTATTTATCAAAATTGCCAAACTCCACCCAGCATGAC